TTCTAAATAGCAATGAAGTTATATTGTCATCAATGAAAAGAGCGTTGTTGCTTTTTGGAATGTTACTGATGGCGGCACCTGCACATGCCGATCTTACTCATAAAATCTCTACAAGTGTCCAACTGACGGTTGATGCTTCTGCTTCTCAGGCAACTCGTCTTGGTTCTACATACTCGGTAAGTGGTTCTAATGTCTCTGCTACTCTTGGCGGTCTTACAGCACCTTCGGGAGCTACTGCTGCTGCCACTATGAATGCTGGCACATATTCCCAAACGACAGATGGGAGTGCCTTTTCGTTTAGTGAGACATTCAACGGCGGAGACGCAATCCCAACAGGAACGACCGTTTCTAGCGGTGTGGTTGGATCCTTACCCGCATTTGGAAGTGTCACAACAACTGCTGGCGGGGTGGCTGGGTCTCTCGGTGGTAGCATCAATTCTGCTGGCACGATGTCGCTGACTGCTGGTGGTGCTGGTACTTCGGCAACAGGACAGTTTGTTTCTGAGATTACTATCAGATAATGGGTATAGATAATAATGAAGAAGATCATCGGTGCCCTAAGTGTGGGTTTGTTCTGTGCATTTGTCCCGTCGATTTCACGGGCAGTGCCTGTAGTACCAAATTTTACACAGGGCTCGATGACTTCCCATACCGAAACAACGAGTACAGTAACAGAGACCATAAATTCGATAGATTATAACACTGGATATCAATATTCAGTAACGGGGAGTGGTATTTCAGCATCAGGTAACCTATCACCAGGAACAGGTGCTAATAATGTAACAATCGAAGGAGTGACTTCATCATGGACTGGCGTCAACAGCAGACCGACATTCACACAAACAACACCAGGAGCAGCGTTTCAGTTCACAGAAACATATCAAGGTCCTGGTTTAAGCAATCAAACAATAATTCAAAGAACAACAGAAATAAAAAGCGTAACCGACACAACCTCTATCTTTACGCAATAATTCTGAGTGGATTATTCCCGACCCAAAGTTTGGCAGAGACTGTTGGTGGCGTTAGCGCCACTGCTGCCCCTGTTGCTAATTCTTCTGGCTCAGTCACTAACCAAGCTATCCAAGTCCTCCAAGGTCCATATATCACCAACACCTATGGTGGTGGAATCCAGTGTCAAGGACCAACGCTGAATATCACTCCGTTTGTTACTGGTTCTGGTTCTATGCAGAAACCATATGAACCGTACTATATGGATCCTGTATATGACATGAGAGACTTGGATGATGATGGATCTCTGGATAACCCTGGCAACATTCTTTACCGTGTACCCACCAGAACAGGGCAGAAGGATAATTATAATCTTTCATTAGGTGTCAGTGCTACTTGGTCTATCCCACAAGATAAGAAACTGCAGGATCAATGTAAGGAAGCAGCAGCGGCAAATATCGATTTGATGAAGCAACAGGCAGCAAATAAAAGATTAGACTTTGAGATCGCCAGACTCAAGAATTGTGGCGAGTTGAAGAAACAGGGTATCTATTTCCACCCCAAGTCGCCATATTATAAAGTGTGTGCGGATGTGATTGTTACTAACCCTGGTGGTGTCATTCCCCCACATGCACATTCTATCCCTTCGGTTTCAAAGTCTGCCGCAACACCCGAATCGCGTGTGAGCGTTCGCGCTGAAGATCTTGGCGCTCCGCTACAGACAGGACGGGAACAGACTTCCCCCTGATAGCAGCAATCTTTTTCATTACTTTCTTGATCGTTGGTTTGACTACCTTTAGTAGGATGTCTGCCAACGGTTTTGCCATAAGTGCTGATGCTGTTGCTACTACAGCAATCGTGGCAGTTGTAGTTACTACACCAGGAGAAGGAAGACCAGCAATGATCTGTTGAGGAAGTGGCACTGCTTCTGTTATCTGAATACACTCATTACCTATGAGTTTATAATCAATAATTTTCTTTCTAAACCCTTCTACGAATGCACCAACAGGTTCCTTTGCCTGCTGTGCTGGTGTAGGGCACTTTATTTCGGCAGTGGTAGGAGGAATTTTAGGTGTCGCTGGTAACTCGGGAGATACGGGAGTTTTAGGTTGCCGCGTATCTGCCTGTGATGGTTTTGTAATGAGCATCTCCTCTGGAGAATACTCAATGGGATTAAATGATGGCACACTTCCATCACAAAATGTCACCGTTCCGTTAGGATCATCAGTTTGAAGCGTTTTTGATCCATTATTCGCTTCATGTGCTTCAACACAACCAGGAATGTTTACAATCGGTGTGCCAATTTGCACAGTTACTGGTGCAGCAACTGGAAGTGCTTGTGGAGGAGACATTAAGTAGTCAGGAATTGTCGGTACATCTAAACTCCTGATTTGTATGTCACGAATTTCTGGCATTAGTCATCTTTGAACAAGTTTGCGACAGCAGTCAGTGCGGAGTGAAATGCAATATAGAGAAAGAATTTTTCATTAGCATCATCTTTCTTTCTTCTTCGAACAGATTGTGCCATGCTGAAATCATAATAGTTTGAGCTATTTATTGATGACTAAATAAGAGGAGCACAACTATCTCAGTCTGAAGAGAGATGCCACTTAATAAACTAGAGAATTTCATTAAGAATACTGAGGGTAAAATTCTTTATGTTAACCCTAATGATCTTGATGCTACAGACAGTATCACAAATCAGGGTAACTCGCTAACAAAACCCTTCAAGACTATTCAGCGAGCACTATTAGAATCTGCTCGATTCTCATACCAGACTGGATTTGACAACGATATTACCGATAAAACAACTATTCTGTTGTTCCCTGGTGATCACTTTATTGATAATAGACCTGGATATGCCATTAAGAAGGATCCTGCCGATCCTAGTAGAGCAGTCGGCGTATCTCCAATCGGTTCAGAGTCATTAGGCACCACAGAATTTGCATTGTCTTTGACTAGTGAATTCGATTTGACAGTAGAAAACAATATCCTTTATAGATTCAACTCAGTCAATGGCGGTTGTATTGTACCTAGGGGTACATCTATCGTAGGTCTTGACCTTAGAAAAACAAAGATTCGTCCTCTGTATGTACCCAACCCTACAGATGATGATGTACCCGACTCTGCTGTCTTTAGAATCACAGGTAACTGCTACTTCTGGCAATTCTCTCTCTTTGATGGTAAGGGAGATCGTTTAGTATATACTGATCACCAACAGTTCAACGACGACAATAGATCTTATCCCACATTCTCTCACCATAAACTGACATGCTTTGAGTATGCAGATGGTGTTAATGATGTTAAGGGATATGACTTTACAGACCTCAGCATGTATTATTACAAGCTGACTTATGCTTTCCAAGAGGCATCTGGTCGTGCTATTACATACGAATGGCCCGACAATCAGGGTGACTTTGAGAAAGTTCGTCCTGAATTTGAAATCGTTGGTGCTCTAGGTACTGACCCATTTGAGATTGCTAGCATTATCTCTGGTGATGGTTTAAGTCCTACAGCTCAAGTAACTGTAAGAACACAATTAGAGCATGGACTGAGTGCTGGAACTCCTATTAAGATCAGTGGAGTTAATGTATCTCAGTATAATATTTCTACCGTTGTTCAATCTATTGTAGATGCAACGACATTTACATATAGTCTACCCACATTCCCCAACAACTTACCTGCCACACCATCTAATATTTCAAGCGCCTTAGTTACGATTGAGTCTGATACTGTAACTGGTGCATCTCCTTATATCTTCAACATCTCCCTGCGTTCTGTATATGGCATGGCAGGTATGCATGCCGATGGTAGCAAGGCAGCAGGTTTCCGTTCGATGGTTGTTGCCCAGTTCACGGGCATTTCACTGCAAAAGGACGATCGTGCGTTTGTTAAGTATAATCCTATTTCCAGATTGTATGAGGGCATCACATATCAACTCACTCGTGGTGCTGAACTATCTGCACAGTCTTCCTCTACAGATGCTGCCACAGTTTATCACTTAGACTCTGGTGCTATCTATCGTCAGGGATGGGAACAATCGCACATTAGAATGTCCAATAATGCGGTCATTCAGGTTGTGTCCGTGTTTGCTATTGGTTTCAATGGTCACTTCTTAGGTGAGAGTGGTGCTGACGCATCTATCACCAACTCTAACTCAAACTTCGGTCAATTTGCTCTCCTTGCTGATGGATTTAGACCTGAAGCATTCCCAAGAGATGACCAAGGATATATCACTCATATTACATCACCTCAGCATGTAGATACAAGTGATGATAGAATTGATACTGTAAGTTTCTATCAGTTAGATGTAAGTAAGACGAAGAATGTCGGTCTTTCCAGTCACCTCTATATCTTTGGTTTCACTAGACAGGATGATCCTCCTTTGAGTTTGTCTCAAGGTTTTAGAATTGGATCTAAGAATGATGAGCAACTGTATGTTTCGATTGGCGGAACTGCATATACTGCTCCTGTCCGTATGACAGAAAATGTACTTTCTGGTGTTACTACTGCATCTATTGGATCTAAGACATCGGTTAAGTCTAGTCCTCTATCTGTTCCGAATACTAATTTCCAAATGACGATGGATTCCATCGGATTGGTAACTGGTGAGAAGATTAGAATTTTCAGTGATGATGGAGATCTCCCCGAGAATCTTGAGTTCGACAGAGTTTATTATGCGATTGTAGTTTCTTCCACTCAACTTAAAGTTGCCACTACATTTTCTAATGCAATTAACAATGTACCGATTGCAATCTATGGTGGTACTAAGTTAAGAGTTGAAAGTAGAGTATCTGATAAGTCTGCTGCTAACATTGGTCACCCGATTCAGTGGGATAGAAACCAAGGACAATGGTTCTTGCATGTAGATACCGCAAATGACATCTATCCTCAGATTCAAAGCAACACTAATTTAAGTGATGGCGCTGGTACAGAAATCTCTTACATCCACAGATATGAGGATAATAGAAGTATTGAAGATAAACTGTATAAGTTTAGATATGTAATTCCTAAAGAAGCAGGAAACTCTAGAGATCCTGTAAACGGATTTATTATTCAGAACTCTGGTTTGACTGGATTTGCTAAGACTGCTGATCCTACTGCATCCACTATTACTCTTGACGATAATAACTTTAGGAGAAATCATCAATTCATTGCTGCTGCTAGTGCGTCTGGTGGAACTATTACAGTCAGAACTGAGTTACCACATAATGTAGTGGTTGGCGACACCATTTATGTTGAGAATATCCAAGATTCCAACAATACTGGTGGTCTTCCTAATAAAGGATATAATGGTTACTTTACAGTCTCTGGTATTATCAATGCATATGAATTTGCATATCCTACCACAGACAATGAGAATGTACTGAGAAATGTTGGAACATATATTGATACATCAAATACTAGGAATCTTTTCCTTCCCAGATTCTCCATCAATAACAATGAAAAGAACTTCTCAGTATATCGTTCAACTGTAATTGAACCTTATATTAGAGATCAGAATGACGGTGTTTATTTGTTAGAGGTTCTTGCTGCTGATTATTCACCTCCTCAAGAGTTCACTCCTAAGAAGTATGAGCAGAATGTGACATACTTCTATCCTCAACAAGATAGAGATAATATTGTAATCAACCCTCACGCATCTAAATCTTTTGCTAAGCGTGCTCCTCTAGGCAAAGTCGAAGTCGATGATCTCAAGAGATCTCTTACTAGAGAATCGACAGATAAGTTCTTACAGTCATTCGGTGTAGGTTTAGCAGTTTCTAGTGTCTCTGCTGTATCTGCTGGTGTTGTAACAGTTACATTCACTAATCAACATAATTTCAATGGTGTTATCACACACGAGAACTTAGTTTCTGGTGTTGGTTATGCTGAAACAACAGCATATAATGTAAAACTACTGAATGGTGGTAACTGGAATGGAGCAACTGCAACTGTAACCGTTGGAGTTGGATCCACAACTATCACAGGACTTTCGGTATTTGCACCTGGATCTGCATTTGTTGGAGGAGAATCTCTGACTATTGACGGATTTACTGGTTCTTCCATCGGTGTTCCTACTGCTGGCATTTCTTCTGCGGTTGGCGATGTTGTTTCTATCACTGGTATTGGTACAACTACTGATGGTCTGTATAGAATCACTTCTGTTCCTAATAAGAATAGTGTTGCTCTTGCGGTAACAACAGGAGATCCCAAAATCATTGCTGGACAGTATGCTGTTAGAGTATCTCCCTCTGTTTCTATTGCTTCTACTCACTTCGATATTACAACTGGTATCACGACAATTACAACATCAACTCCTCACGGATTCAGAAGAGGATCTAACTTTAGAGTCGTGGATGTTAATAACAATAAGGTTGGTGACTTTATTGTCGATACTGTTGCTGGTATCAATACATTTACAACAACCACAGTAAATGATATTAACTATGCTGCTGGTCACAAACTATATCAAAGCGTATTCAATGGTCAGTTCCAACCTGATCCTCTTGATGAAAGCATTGGTTGCAGATATACTCATTTCTATCTCGGTGAGAAAGCAACTACAAAGGATGACTTAGACGCTACAACTACAACTGTTAGACTACAAGTTCCCAACGCTGGTATTGCTACTGCATCTAGATTTAAGATGGGTGATTACATTGAGGTTGATGCTGAGATCATGAGAGTTGCTCAAAATGGTCTAATCGGTGGTGGTAGTGATGCTCTCAATGTTATCCGTGGTGTTTTTGGTACACTTCCCACAGAACATGATGCTGGTTCATTGATTAGAAAGGTCAATGCTCTTGCCATTGAATTGCGTCGTCCTTCTATTCTCCGTGCATCTGGTCACACATTTGAATATCTTGGTTATGGTCCTGGTAACTATTCCACTGGTCTTCCTCAGGTTCAAAATAGAACTCTGACTGATGATGAAGAGTATCTGTCTCAGGCACAAGAAAGATCTGCTGGTTCTATTGTCTACACTGGTCTGAATAACGAAGGTGACTTCTACATCGGCAACAAGCGTATTTCTTCTGCTAGTGGTCAAGAATCCTCCTTTGGTATTCCTATTCCCACTGTCACGGGTGAAACTGCATCTAGCAACTCTGTCGTATTTGATGAAGTTATCGTAAGACAAAGAATTATTGTTGAGGGTGGTCCTCAGCAAAATATTCTGTCGCAGTTTGACGGTCCAGTTACATTCTCCAATGATGTCAACTTCACCGACGATTTAATCACCAGTGGAACTGTTAATCTTGGTGGTTCTATTGATATCACTGGTACTTTCCCGAATGGTGCAAGATTGAATAATGTAGTTGTTGGTCTTGGTACTCAAAAGACCATGATTACAACTCCTGCTGGTGCTGGTGATCTTATTCTTAATGCTGCTTCTGGATTTTCTGTTGCTATTGCAACTGATACCAAGTACACATCTAATGTAACATTTGAGGGTCAGGTCAATGTCAATGGATTTGCCACATTCTCGGGTGATGTTTATATGTCTGGTGCTGGATTCACCTACAATGGCGGTCCTCTCCATGTTTATGATGATATTGTTGCCTTCTATGGTTCTCCCTCTGATGCTCTGCTGAAAGAGAATATCTCCACCCTGGAAGATCCTCTCGCTAAAGTTATGCAAATCCGTGGTACAGAGTATGACTGGAAAGACGGTCATAAGAGTTTCAAAGGACATGACATTGGAGTCATCGCTCAAGATGTTGAAAAAGTTCTTCCTGAGGCAGTATCAACCAAACCTGATGGCACTAAAGGTGTCCATTACAACAAACTGATTCCTCTCTTGATTGAAGCAGTCAAAGACCTTTCTAAACAGGTCGATGATCTAAAGGATAAATAAGTAAAAAGGTGTTCCTAACTAAAAGATAATGCCTACGAATTATAAGACAATCATCAACTTTAGAGATGGTATCCAAGTTGATGCAAATGATCTAATATCGCAGAATGGTCTGGTCGGAATCGGCACGACCATTCCGCGAGAAGAATTAGATGTTCGTGGCAATCTAATCGTTGAGAACCAAACTAACCTTAGAGATGTAAATGTAATTGGATACCAAACTCACTATGGCAATGTTAATGTTGCTGTAGGATATTCGGTTGGCATCGGTACAACTGTACCTGAGGCAGCATTTCAAGTTGGTGTAGGCACAACTGGATTTACTGTTGATAGTAATGGTAATGTAACTGCTCAAACTTTCACTGGTGATGGTTCTGCCCTGACTAATCTCCCGACATCTGTATGGGAGAATCCTAATCCTGGAGCAGGATCAACAATCTATGCATTTAGACCTGTAGGTATTGCTAAGACATTCCCACAGGCAGACTTTGCCGTTGGTGATTTAATCGAAGTCGATGCCATTAGTGGTGTCGGCACATTCCAAGGATTAGATGCTAAGAATCTAACATTATCTGGAAATGCCCAACAGGGCAATCTTTCCATGGTTGGATCTATCAGTGGTGTTCAAACTGTCACTGGTAGTGGTAACGCTCAGTTCACTGGTGTTGGATCCTTTGGCAACCTGAATATTGCCACTGGTGTCATGATTGGCACCACTGGCGGATTAACTTTAAAAGGATCTAATAAGTTTATTGATTTCAATGGCAACTTTGCCAATCTCGATAGAAGCACTGGCATCAGATTCATTGAAACATCTGGTAGTGTTAAGTCTGCCATTCTCTACAACGGTAGTGTAACTGGCACTGGTGGAACAGAGGGAGGACAGATTGAGATCTGGGGTGATAACAATACGACATATGCCCCTAGAGTCGTTGTTACTAGAGAAGGAAATGTAGGTGTAGGAACATCTAGAGCAAGAAGTGCATATGCTGTTGATGTAGTTGGCACTGGTACATTTACTGGAACTGTCGGTGCTTCTGGTGGATTTATTGGTAATGTTATTGGTGATATTAGTGGTGTTGCTGGTTTAGCAGAGGGATTAACTGGCACTCCAGATATTGTAGTAGATGAAATTACATCTGCTGGTATTAACACAATCTATATCAGAAATACTGGCATCTCTACATTTGGTGGAGAACTTTATGCAACTAACTTTGTCGGTGTTGGTTCTACATCCTCTGCACTTGGTAAAGGTCTCGGTGTTATCGGAGACGCTGATGTTGATGGTGATGGATCATTTGCTGGAAACCTTTCAGTCGGTGGAAACCTTTCTATTGGTGGAACATTTGGTGGTTCTCTTGATCTCACTGATGCGACAGCGAATGAGTTAATCGTTACTGGTATTATTTCTGGAACCACTGGTTCTAATGCTATTCTCAGAGATACAACTATTGATGGTCCGATCACACAAACAGTCTCACAAACTGCATCTTTTGGTGCTGTAACTGTTGGTGGAACATGTGTTCTGAATACTACAACTTTACAGTTTGGTAGTGCTGCCGTTCAAGTTGCTGCCGCAGGTACACTGTTCGCTAACTTGAGTGGTGTTGTTACAACTGGTGGAATTACATGTAACGACATTAACATTCTTGGCAATTTCAACTACACTGGTGGTGCTATCGCTACATTTGGTTCTATCGAACTCGATGGCGTAACTGGTATTATTTCTTGTGGTAGCATCGAATCTAGTGGAACTATTGAGTGTATCAATCTGATTTCTTCTGGTGGTATTACAACTGTTGCTAACCTCAGTATTACTGACGGCACATCGACTACACTGCTGCTGAATAAGATTGGATTCAATACTGACAGTATTGGTGTTTCTGAAGGTATTGCCTTCTATGATAATGCTGAGATCGCAATGATCGGTGAAGCAGGTATCGGCATCGGCACAACAAGTGGTGGAAGATCTTCCGATATTGATTTCTATGTTGGATTAAGAAGAGATCCTGCTGGCGAATTTATTGGTGGTGGTGCATTATTTGAAGGCGGAGTTGGTATTGGCACTAAAGTTGACCTCGTAAATAGCAACCGTGTTGAAGTTTATAAGGATGTAACATTCTTCGGCAACCATACTGGAATCGGTGGTACTGATGCTACTGCTGGTAGCGGTCTTGTTAAAGTTGGATTTAATACTGCCGAACCAGGATCTACAATAGACCTTGGAGAATCGCCTGGTTGCATTATTCTTTCCAGACGAGTTGGAACATCTCCAGACGGATCAAAGACTGGTGGTCTTTGGTTCAATGTCGCTGGTGGTGATGGTGGAAATAGATTGGAGTATATTGATAACACCTCTCAGTCTGTTGGTGTTATGTCAGTTCGCAGTAGAATGCACGATCCAATTCAATATATTCAAGAAATTGGATTCCTTGGTGGTGTTGTAAATAATGACAGTGATAGAACCACTCAACTTGGTGCCAACTGTGATAATGAAATTCAACCTGGCATTACATTCCCTGGAATTGTAACTCCTGTCGGATTTGGTACAGCACATATGCTCTATAACAAGGCATATAATAAACACCAGTATGCAACTCAACAGGGAACAGATTATACTGACTCTAGTATCTTTAGATCTTATGTTTCCTCTGCTACTTCAGCACTAAATATTGAATTAGATAGCACTGGAACCAAAGTATTCATCACAATTGCTGGTGTTGGTTCTGCTACACTAAATCTTGTCTGAGGTTAAGTATAAATGGCTTTTGGAGATTGGAGCGAAAAAACTCAACAACTCCTGACGGGCACACCTGGAACTCGTATCTCTTATGGTGAGATTAGAGCAGCGATTGGTGACACAACAGCACCACTTTCTGCTCGTGAGTTGCATAGAGTCACTGATCTTGATGCACCATATGACTTTGCAACTGGCAAATATCCATCGTCTTCAGGATCAGCACACCTACCATATGTTCTCGATGCAACTGAGAATGTAGGTGTAGGAACTACTGGTGCTGTTTCACCTCAAGACTTAAGGGGTGTGATTAAAGAATATATTATTGAACAAGCATCTTCGACTCAAGAAGAGAACTTTAATGCTGCTACATTGTCGGGTGCTACTACACCATCTGTTGATGCAAGTTGGAATAGTAATCTCAATAAGAATATTACTAAGTATTTGAGACTGAAGGGGAGAATGATCACCGCTGGTGTTAGTACAGCGGCATTGATTGTTGACCAACCATCTTCCAATCTCAAAGTATTTGTAGCAAATACTCCTCCTGGTTATGGAATCTATGCTGCTGGTGGTGCTGCTGGTGGACAACCTGGCGGTCATGCCATTGATATTGATAATCCTGGAGCACCATTAACCCGCAAAGTATTCGTAGAATGTGAAGGATCAGACGCTCGCATTTATGCTGGTGGTGGAGGAGGAATCGATGGTATTGATGGCGTTGATGGTATTAATGGATCTGGTGCTGCTGCTGGTGTAAAAGGATCTAATGGTTCTGGTGGATCTTCTGGTTCTAACGGTCAACCTGGATCTGCTGGATCTTCTGGTTCTAACGGTGCTCCTGGTTCTCCTGGACAACAAAGGAGAGCATATCAGCAGAGAAGAGGTTATCAGCAAAGAAGAGGTGAGAGAAATAGAAGAAACGATAGACGCCCGAATGGTGGTTGGCCCAGACAAAGAAGAGCAGGTTGGCAGAATAGACAAGGTTACCAACAAAGACAGGGACAACAGCAAAGATCTGGAGCACAGGCAAGAACTTGGTGCTCTGGTGGTGCTGGCGGTGCTGGTGGCGCTGGTGGTGGCGGCGGTGCTCGTGGCAACGGTGGTTCTGGTGGTGGAGGTGGAACTGGCGGTGCTGGTGGTGCTTCTGGATATAACGGAGTTAAAGGAATTAAAGGTGTCTTAGGTGTTGCTGCACCTGCTAGAGGTTGGAATTATATTACTGGTAACATTACTGGTCAACCTGGAACCCCTGGAACCCCTGGAACTCCTGGCGGTGGTGGCACTCCTGGTCAGGCAGGAACTCCTGGCGGATCTGGTCAACCTGGAACCCCTGGCGGATCTGGTGGCAGTGGCAGAGGGGGTCAACCTGGAGGTGCTGCTGGATGCTCTGCTGGTCAACCTGGACAACCTGGAGGATCTGGACAACCTGGAACCCCTGGCACACCTGGAAGCAGAGGTGCTAACGGTCAACCTGGACAACCTGGAACCCCTGGCATCGCTGGCACACCTGGCACACCTGGCACATCTGGAAGACCTGGCGGAAGCGGTGGTAACTGGGGTCTCCCTGGCGGATCTGGTTCATTTGTGGGTCAGGCAGTGCCTGGCGGCGGTGGTCCTGCTGGTCGTGCTATTAAAGGCACTGGTCCCTCCTCTGATAGATATTATGAGGTTATTAATGGACCCAATGAGGGTGGCACAGGAGACATTAAAGTAATTTACTGAGTTATATCATGGCAATGTATCAACTTCTCCCTTCCCCTAATTTTGGGGTAGGAGAGACTCTCTTTGAAACTTGGGAGGATGGATTTACTCCCGAAGAGTGTGACAATATCATTCGATACGGAGAATCTTTAGGTCCTCAGTCATCAACTGTAGGATCTACAGACGACACACTATCAGTTGTAGAAGATATTAGAAAGTCAAAGACTGCATGGATTGGATTAGATGACGATACTGAGTGGTTGTATGAAAGACTAGGAAGAATACTCAGATGTATGAATGGAATGCATTGGAGATTTGATATCTACGGATTCCATGAAGACTTGCAATATACTGTATATCATGGTGACAACTCTTGCTATAATTGGCATGTGGATAATATGATGATGACAGACTCTCCACCTAGAAAGTTGAGCATGACAGTTCAACTAACAGACCCATCAGAATATGATGGCGGAGAACTTCAATTTAATGATGGATCTATATTTTCAGCACCAAAAGAAAGAGGAAGAGTTACAGTTTTCCCTAGTTATGCCTTACATCGTGTCACACCTGTGACCCGTGGGACTCGTCGCTCCCTGGTGGTGTGGGCGAACGGTCCTGGGTTCAGATAGGGAACTGTCCACTCTGCCCCCCTCTGCCCCCTCTCTGCCCCTATAATAAGAGCATGAAGAACACACACCTAGAGCACCTGGAAGACGAGATCCTGAACAGCGGCACCGCTGGTGGATTCAATGTTGTTACTTTCCTGCGCCAGTTCAGTGACATGCTGTCTGGTCAATCTAGTGACCTGAGTATCACTACCAAGTGGGATGGTGCTCCTGCTGTTATTTGTGGCACCGAACCTGTTAGCGGTCGCTTCTTTGTAGGCACTAAGTCTGTGTTCAATAAGGTTAATCCTAAGATCTGTTTTGACGACACCGATGTAGATCGTTTCTACACTGGTCAACTTGCAAGCAAACTCAAAGATTGCCTTAAGTATCTACCTCAACTCAACATCACAGGTATTGTTCAAGGTGACTTACTCTTCACTCAAGAAGATAAGAGAAGCGGTGTTGTCGGTGGAAAGCGAGTTATTTGCTTTACTCCTAATACTATTACTTATGCTGTTGATCGCAATTCCAGAAAAGGTAATGCGGTCCATCTCTCCAAGGTTGGCATCGTATTTCATACGAAATACAAAGGCGATACTCTACAGACTGCTCAGGTTGTGCCGCAAAAGACAGCACCTAAGTATTTCTCTACTCAAGATGTTTTTGTTGCCAGTGCGAATTATGTTGATGCCACTGGTGCTACTCTATTTGATCAAGGAGATCTTTATTCCTTCAATGCTTACATCAACAAAGCAAATGGTTCGCTGAAGCAATGCTCTAAGTTTCTTGATGCTATTCGTGCAGAGGGTAAGTCCACTCTCATGATGCATTTGCTGCTCAAGCGTTTCTTCAATCAGCGTATTCGCACTGGTCGTGGTATTACCAACACTCAGAAAGTTGTGACTGAGTTTGCACAGTTCTACAGAGAGACTCTTGATGCTGAGAAAGCAAAGAAGAAAACTATTGCAACTCAGAATAAGTATGATCAGATGAAGATTGATGGTCTGATGTTCATTGCTCGTTATCAGAAAGAGTTGTATCATCTGATCTCTGCATATATCTCCATCCGTACTGCTAAGAAGATGGTTATCAATCAACTCAACAAAGTTCGTGACATTCAGACCTTTGTCGGTCGTATTCCTACCTCTCCTGAAGGTTATGTTGTCCACAATGATCGTTCCATGATGAAGTTTGTTGACGATGAGTTTCGTCTTGCTAACATCACGGTTGACAAGACCTGGGATTCCAAGTAGACTATCTTTGTCAAAGATCACCACAAGTATAGCTTTGAGTATGAAATTTGCAGTTGAGTGGAAGCGTCCCAAGAAAGGTTATTCATCCTTTCAGAAAGCAGTCTTTTACAATCAAGAGGATGTTCTTTGGTGGATTGGAGAACTGAAAAAGCAGGGAATCGAGAGTTATGATATTTTACCTGTTCTGAACTAAATAACGACGAATAGAAAGATTTCTGAAGACTGATGAGTAGAAAAATTGCTATTATTGGTGCTGGCGCAGATGCAGTGATCACTTTGGTTCAACTCATCAGTCATAGAGATCTTCAGGATAGTGTATATCAAGATGACGAAATTACATGGATACGGGATTGCACTCATCAAGTTCCCAATTTCGGAGTGCAAACAAATCCAATTTGGGTTACTTCTGTTGCTCAAAACACCACAATTAGTGCAATCGACTATTATCAAAGATTTGATGCAGTACAAAAACTTGGCATGAAGTTTGTTGGTCTCGGTAATCGTAGAGACAAGAACTTCTATACATTGTTTGATCCCACTGAAATGGGATTGCACTTCGATGAGGGTAAGTTTGTTGACTTCTTCTGGGAGAATGTAACCAAACAACATTACAAACTCAAACTAGTTGACAAGAAAGTCAAAGAGTTTAGGTTTGATGATGATTATGCATATCTTGATGGAGAACCATATAATTTTGTTATTGATTGTGTGAAGGGTGCATTATGGGATAAAGAAGCATATAAGGATGCATACTTTAATCCTACAGACACTAAACTTACAGTCAATCGTAAGTTGCCTGGTGAGTGGGACTACACAGTTCATATAGCATGTGAGCATGGATATTTGACTGGTATTCCTACACAAGATGCACAGACTTGGATCTATTCATATGATAGTGACATTACAACTGAAGAGGAAGCAGTAGAAGATTTCAATGCACATTGCGAAGTTAAGAAGCACTGTTCATATAGAAAGAATGCATCTGATCATAAAGTATCTAAGTATGCTATCCACAAGAATAACAAATACGCAAGATGTGGTCGTGCGTTAGGTATTAATGACGATTTCACTGGTTTCAATAGTTACACTGAGTCTGATATTGCTAATGCTCTTGGAGAGTATTTGTTCTATGATCCTGATAGACAGCAATCAAACTTCCATAGACTTGAAGTAGAAGAAAGATGGGAAGATAGTCAGATTGATACTGCCACTGTCATGTCATATTACATGCAGTTTGGTTCTAAGTACAAGTCTAAGTTCTGGGAGCAGACTAGAACTAATGCATGTGCTTTCCTAGAGAATCATGAGATACATTCTCTCAATCGTGCTGAAGTATATGAGAAACTAGCACAGATTCCTCGTCACGAGAATATCAGACTTGATTACTTTAGGAGACAAGCAGAGGACGAATATTTCCTGCGTCAGAGAATGTCTCCTAACTCAGATGAACCCTATAAAATGTTAGGAGCATATCAAAGTTTCATTCAAGCAGCATACGGACTTGGCGCACCTTATGCGGATAAGTTTCCTCTTATGTCACCGATAATTGATCCTCCTGAGAAGTTTGGTGAGATCAGACTAGACCCGATCATGGGTGGACAGTTGAGGAAGCGGCGCAAGAAGTGACCACACCCCATTGATGCTGCTATAATAAGAGCATCAACGGAGGACACATGAACGCTACTGAAGCGGGACGACTAGCAAAGGCACAAGGTCATGAATATGAGAAAGATTTGCCTGCTTATTTGAATGAACTGTTCGGTGGTGATCATGTAACTGACGGTCGTCCTGCTACTAAGGTTGATGTTTATGACAACGATTCAGGTGTTGCCTATTCTGTCAAGAATGTCAGCAAGAATCACACCCAGGTTGCATTACTCTCTTCCCGTAAGTTCATCGAGCATTTCTGCCTTAGCGGAACTGATTGTGAAACTTTTATTCACATGTTCTTTGG